AATTTAATAACGGCATCTGTCGTTGTATCTCTTAATACCTGATATGTAAATTTATTGGCCATTTGTTATCCTATTATTCTTCTGTTTCTTGGTCTGTTTCTTGCTCATCATCATAATATTCTTGTTCTTCTTCTTGTTGAACGCCAAGTAAACCTTGAGCAATTTCTTGCTTTTTGGATTCAATATGAGCAGATACTTTATCGTGAATAGATGCGTAAAGAGCCTTGCGAAACTCAGTACCATTATCATCCATTGCGTAGTCTATAATACTTCTGTGCATTTTTATTCTCCTAATTAATCTATTTATTCATCTTCATTCTCTTGGTCTGCCGGATTGGCAGGCTGTTGAGGAACATTCGACATCATCATCTGTTGAGACACATCATTCATTGTTTGTTGCGGTAATCCAAGACCCATTGCTTTTTCTTCATCAATTTCTTCTTGCATTTCTTTGATTTCTTCATCAGTTAAACGCAACACATTTCTTTGAATCCATGCTTGTGAAAAATAACGACCTGTATATGGGTCAACATTACTTAGTAAAGATAACCGTTCTTTCATTAACTCAGCATCTTTGAGTTCTGTAAAGTTATTGTCTTTGATGAAGTCATAATAGATATGTTCTTTCATCTCTAACCATTCTTCATTGGTACAAATACCTTTGAGAACACATTGTACACGCATTGCTTGGTCAAACAAGTCAGCAAACTTATTACGCATACGGTCAACGAACTTAGCAAACTTTAATTCGTCACGGGTAATTTCATTTGTGCGGCCTAATGAAAAACCAGATGATTCTGGATTCAAACGTGAAACTGGTACGTTAAGCGCTTTGTAAAGTTTTTTCTCAAAGTATTTAACATCTTCTAATTCACCTAAGTTTTGGCCACCAGGTAATGTAGTAATCTCTGTGCCTTTACCGCCTTCTCTACGTGGTAACCAAAAATCTTCCATCATAGATAAGAATTTACGGTCATCACGAACTTCACCTGTGTTAGCATCATATACAAGTTTGTTCTTGTATTTAACCATGATGTCACGGAGGTATTGTTCTGCTTTTAACTTAGGCAAATTACCTACGTCAATATAAAAGATTCGTCTTTCTGGTGCTCTTGAGATACGATAGATGACTGTTGCATCTTCAATCATTCGGAGTTGGTTAAGTGGCTTAATAGCTTTATGAAGATACGAGAGAACCACAGCACGGCGGGAATCCATAAGACCACTAACAACAGAAATAATAGAGTCGGTAGTGATACGAACTCCAACGGGACCAAAGTTGCTAGAAGAACCAGACACAACCTTGTCATTAAAAATGTAGTATTCATTGATGACATTCATAACCTCCACGCCAGTACGTTCATCTTTCTTTTTCTTAACCTCACGAACTTTTTTCAGTTTGCGGGGGTCCACATAACGCATTTCTCTAATGCCTTCAATAGGATTTTCACGGTCAATAATCATGTGAAAATACAATCTTCCATCTACATAGTATCTACGGAAAATATCTTGTGCCATATTGTTGTAATTTAACAAACGCAATATGGTATTAAATTCTGTTTGTAATGATTTTTTAATTTTGTCTGAAACTTTAAGGTCATCTAATACCATTTTGATATTACGACCATCATCATCTTGACAAATAGCTTCATTGATAATGTCATCAATAGCAGACTCAATTTCTGGCTGCATAGCCATTTCACGGTAACGACCAATCAATTCAATTTCGTTTTTTGCGGTGCCGTCTAGGTCAACGTAAGTACCATAATAAGCGGCAGAAGTAATCGTAAGAGCGCCATCGTCATTTGTCGGAGGCGTGAAAGATTGTTGCACGGCTTGGTCATCGTTGGCCTGTTGTCGTGCAATTGTAAAACCAAAGAGTGAAAATTTATTAGCAGCCATTTTGTCCTATATCAATTCAAAAAAACATAATGAAAGAGGCCGAAGCCTCTTTCGTAAAATAAAAAACTATTAACTTGTAGTGCCAGTAGTTCCGCCAACCGCAACATCTTCCCAATATTGATATGCAAAAGTTACAGAATATTCTTCAATTGCATCGTTTGAACCCCAATCTAAATCAATTGGAGAAATGTCAATTGGGAATAAACCAACAAATCTATATTGTTTGAGTGTTGATGTGTCTTTACCATACTGTGTTACTAAAGCATTAACTGTATAGCCTAACGGTGTATTTAAAGAAGGATTACGGACGTTTGATGTGTTGCTATTGATTGAATTCATCCAAGATTCTAATGAATTTCTAATACCAAAATCTTCGTCATTAATAACTGTAATTGTCCAATCAGTAAACGTTCTGTTGCCAGCAAATTTTAATTCACGGCCAAAATAATATAACGGTGCTACACCAATCGTTGATCCTGGTAACTGTGCAGATTTTGCCAAAAATAAAGCTTGACTGCTTGATGCCGTACCAGAAGTAATTATTGAAGGAAAGTTTAAACTAACCTCAAATAGATTTGCTCGAGCACCGTCAAACTTGATGTTTGACCTAAATTGTGATATGTTGAATGCCATTTTTTTCTCCTATATTCTGTTATTTATTAAGCTGAGGCAACAACAGTTGTGAAGTCAACGCCAGTTCTAACAGCAACAAAGTTTAACTGAATAAAGTTAACAGAACGAGCAGGTTTAATGTAAATGTCTCCAACAAATTGATTTGCATCAATAACTTGTTGTGTATTATTTGTAGAATCACAAACAACACGGAAGTCATAGATACCACGGCGTGCTTTAACATCTGTTAAGAATGGTGTAATTAAATTAACAAATTGATTTTGAGTATTTACATCATTAAACTCAAACAATGAAAACTTAGATGCCTGTGCAATTGTTCTTTCTAATACAATAAACAATCTACGAACATTGATACGGTCAAAAGCAGATGGTTTAGATTGTAATGTCTTATCACCAAACAATACTGTGCCTTGGCCAGGGAATGTACCAACAGGATTAACACCTAACGCATATAATTGGTCACGACTTGTTTTAGTCGGATTCCATGCTAACTTAACAACATTCTTTAAATTACCACGATTGTAACCAGCAGGTGAATACCATGGAGCAGTAACGGAATCTGTATAAACACACAAACCTGCCATATCACCGTTCAATGGAATGAAACGATATGTGTTATTATATTTGTCAAACATATATTTCCAACCAGAGTCAGCGAAAGCATATGATGATGAGCGAGATAAGTTTTGTGTCCATGTGGTAATATTTGCAACTTCATTTCCGTATTGGTTAACAACAGCAGAAGCAGGAGGAGAAACAAATGCTACACAGTCAGCACGAGCAGCTGCAATATTATCAATAACATATTGTTGAACTGGAGTGTTTGCAGAACCAGTAAATACTAATGAAATATCTACTTCGTCTTTATTTGTGAAATATCCATACGCTGTTTCTAACGCTGCATCGCTTGGAACATCATCTACACCACCATTTAATGCAGTTGTAGCAATATTATTGCTTGTTGGAGAATACAATGTAGCAAAATTAGTATTTGCTAATGTTTGACCCCAAGTTGCGCTTGTGTTTGAATAGCTTGGTGGATCGATTGCGTAAATATATTTTGAATTATTATAAATGAAATTCTTATAATAGTTTGAATTTCCTAAAGAATCTTTAGCGTCAAAGCCTTTAGACAAATATGGAAATACTTCCAATACTGTATTTGCAATACCAGTGATTAAACCGCCAGTATCCATAACAATGATGTGAACTTCATCATTAGCACCACCAACTGAAGCAGCTTGTGCTGATGTACCAGGTAATGTTGGGAAGTAAGAAGATACACCAATACCGTTAATATTCCATGCAGCAAATTGTGCAGAATTAGAACCAGCATCAAGTGCTGAAACAGTAATTGAGTTACCAAGATAACCAGCGTAACGTGCTACGAATGGACCGTAGTTATTACCATTTGTTAAATTGTTTAGATATGAGTAATAGAAAGTATCTTCGTTAGCAACTACGATGCTAGCACCGTTTGAAGAAGCATTTTTATGATTTGCACCTAAAGCACGAACTAATTGTAAATTATTTCCGTATGCTAAAAAAGAAGCAGCTGTGAAAAATGAGTTGCAAGTGTTGCTATCTGGTTTAAAAAATCTTGAAACCATTTGATTTTCACTTGAAATTGTGATTCTTTTATTTGCTGGGCCCCATCTAAAAAAGCCAGCAAAAGCACCGGTTGTAGTTAATACTGAAGGAACAACAGTCGTTAAATCGACTTCAGATATCGCTACACCTGGAGAGATTTGAAATGCCATTTGGATTCTCCTTAAATTATTATGTTATTGGCAGTTATAATACCATTACAATATTTATGAAACGCCATATTTAGAGATTTTTTATCATATCTCTAACAAATCCTGCATAAGTTTCGCCTGAGTCTGCTTTTTCCCAAACATCACCATCCATAATCTCGAATTTATGTTCTAAACCATCTTCAATAATAGGAGCAGGCAAAACTTCTTCATCTACTTGATTCAAATTTTCTAACTGAATCTGTTTTCTTATATCGTGGTTTACAATTTCTCGAAAGTATTTTTGTGTGGTTGCCCACGCAAACATTACTAAACCCATTACCATATCATCATTTGCATCAGATTCAGCCGCAAATGAATTTTTACTTGCCACAAAAGTGGTTAATTCTGATATTGTATCAAAATCATTAATGATTAATTTGTTTGTTTCAAGTAAAGTTTTTAAATTGGAACAACCAATTCTCTTTACTTGAGGCGACATTTTAAGGCCTAATTGCACTCCTCTTGCAAATCCGCCAGATAACTGTTGAGGCTTTTTGTTGCCAGTAAATACTTTCCATACGTTTTCATACTCTAAATCATGGTGTAATATGTCTGCAACTTGCGGTGTATTATTTATTTCAACTAAAATATATGCATCATTATACATTCTAGCTACATTGTGTATAACTGTGGGTAATAATATTGGTGATACTGACGAACTCTTATAGGTTGCAACTTGTTCATATGGCATTGTAGATATGTCGATAACAGAAAATGCTGAACAGTCTAAATTTTTACCTTCTGAAACGTCAACCCAAACAGCATATAGATGGTCTTTAATTTTTTCACCGTCTCCTTTGACTGGAGTTTTATATATTTTAACTTTATCGTGTTCGGCAATAGGTTCTTGATATGCTAATTGTTGTAACTTTTGTGATGATACTAATGTGTTTGAAGAACCTAAAAATTCAGTTTCAAACTCTTGTCTAAACTGGTGTTCAGAAGTGTTTCGTATAGTTTCTTCTTTCCAATCTTCATCACGGCCTGGTACTTGTGACCAATGAATTTCAAATGGAACGTAATTATTACGTTTATTGACAGCATCATTCCATATCTTATAAAACAAATTCATACCGTTTGGTGTAGATACAATCAGAATCTTTGTTTTTGTACCAGCAGTAATAACAGGATAAACTGAAGTAAAGAAATCATAAGCAATATTAGATGG